AATAGCCTGTGCCTGATACATCTGCATATAGGTTTCAAGTAGAGCCCATCTGTTACTCGGTAACATCGAACCATCTACTACCATCAGATCATACTCACCTACAGTTAAATCATTTAATCTGCCAGTCTCTTTTCCGTACTCGTCATAGATAGGCCAGTTAACTTGTTCCCCAGGTGTTTGCTCAGATGTCAGAGCTGTAGGTTGTACTAACCTGATAACATCTGTTTTATCCATATAATTCTGAATCATACTCAAACAGACTTTACCGCTACGCCTTAAAGCATAACCAATCTTCCTTGAGTATAACGCATGTCTACGGGAACCATATTCCTCTATCGCCAGTGTTGCCCTGAATGTACTTGGGGCATTAGAACTATCACCCTGAGAAGTACCAAACAACCCTATGTTATATTCAATATCATGTTTAGCTTCAGCTTCCAGTTGGTACAGAGCAGTAGGTAAAGGTTGAGGTGCAGGTGTATGAACTATATCACTCAACTTCTGATTACCAATAGGATTAACACCAATAACTGCAGATGGTCTTGCCCAGGTTTGATCCAGATTAGCTTCATCATCAAAAGCACCTTTGAAGTGCAACAACTTGCTATTTGTCGTATTAGCAGCATGAGCTATCATAAGTGACCGTCTAGCGTTTATTTCGTCCTGAAGTCCTCTCAATCCCCTGATTGCTCCCATAGGGTATGGATTCTTTTGGTGTTCATAGAAAAGAGGAACGATAGGATAAATAGAAACTGGCATTAAAACTTCTTCTGCCAGTATGGAACCAATTATCATGCGTTTATGAATACGAGTTTTCCAGATCTTAATCTCAACAATATCACCAGAAATGATACCGTTCTTAACACCAGGATCTTCTCTAAATATCTTTGCTTTATCGGGATCTAACTCTTGGTTTTCACCAGTCTTCTTGTCTACAAAAGCACTGAACTGAACTCTCTGTTTAGTGTATTCCTCAAAGTATCTGAGCAAGTCTTTCTCTTCATCTCTGACTTCATCAAGAACCTTCACCAACTCTTCGTCATACATATCAGTTCCGGTATACATCTTTTCATCTTCATCAGAAGGTAATACCCGTTTGATCTGATCTGCATACTGAGGAAAGAGTCCTAATGCCCTCTCTCTGGTGATCATACGACTGAATATTAAACTAGAGGCATCTGATAGATCTTCTTTTCTTGCTTCTGGATCTACAAAGACATCTTTAGGGTTAAGGGATTCAAACCTGATCTTAGATTTACCCTCATCTCCAAACTCTTCAAAATACCAATATAGATAACTAACACCATAAATTAACATAGACTTAACCCAATCTGCTGCTATCTCATTACCGTCATTCTCATACCAGATATGCTGAATAATATCAGAAAACATCTGTGCCATCTTAACATCATCATCCGATACACCAGTAACTCTGAAGGAAGGGGCATTAGCTGTTAGTATGGCTATAAGTTGGTTTATTGCAGGTCTGATACGATCTATGATAAGTGGTGCTTGTCCTCTGGCTGCCAGTTCTTTTTCCTGGTCGGTAGTCCATTGTTTGAGTAAGAAGTATTCCAGGTCTTTCTCTGCCTTCTCATCCCAATCCTTACGTTTGTCACGGTATTGCATCCATCTCCAAACAGTAGCCTTAATCTTCTTTTGATCTGCTTTGCTTGGTTGGTAATCTTTTTCTATTGCTCTTAAATCTTCATCTATGCCTTGACTGACGTTTGCCATTTTTTCTCCAATAAAAAAAGCCCGAGCTAACCTTCAGGACGTATCCTAACGTTAACTCAGGCTTAATTAATTACTGTTACAGAGTCTATGTCGAGAACAATATACTAAATCATACTATATCTGTCAAGTAAAAGTTTCATATACACTACATTTAGAGATAAAACTTATCTAATGACAGTTGCCTTTCTATAGTTAATTTACGTGGATTACCAGATACAAAACTTATATGACATTTACCATACATTTTGTAGAAGTTCATTAATCTGCCATAGTATTTGTTGACATCTTCAGCAGTCATGGTAGTAACATTGGGAACATCATATTCCTCTCTGAGAGATACAATGCCCTTATGTTTCCGGAACCTAAGTATGAACCTACCTTCAAATCCACTATCTTCTCTACGTTTAAGTTCTTCTACTATTTTTACAGGGTCTATAACACAAGTACACTCTGCAAACAAGTTCTTACATCTTTTACAATTAGTCTCTTTTGTCATTGAAGCTTACCTCCAGTCATCCAACAATAGCCTTGTTTAGCTTTCTTTCTAATTCTTCGTTTAACTATCTCTATTTTAGTTGGTGTATATATCCAATCAGGGTGAGTAGCATATGCTAAACTATCTGCTATATCATCACTCTTGCCTTTAGGGAATGTTAGCAGTTCTTCTATCAGGTCGATATGATTCTTCTTGATGTAAAGAGCATCCCCTACAAAGCGATATGACAGAGCTCTAATGCGCTGCTTCCCCTCACCCTCTTTATCTCCAGTCCCTAACTTAGCAGCCATACCAGTCCATGGTATCCATCTGTTGTTAACTTTACACTTCATGTTATATGCTTCACGTAGCCATTTAAATGCTGCTTGCTCCTCAACAATATTCTGTTTAATTCCCCAAGAATAGCGTTTATTAATCTCCCATATCTCATCCATTAGTTCAAACTGTTTTAGCTTCTTTTTGTATGATTCGAGAGTATAAGCTATCCCACTTGGAACAACTGCTACAACAGAAAAACCAGAGAAGTCTCTGCTTAATCCGGTAGAAGGATCAACCCCAAGGAAGAGGTTACATGGTTCTTTATATTTCTCATCGTTTGGATCTACCAGAATATGCCCATACTGAGGATCATTGACGTATTGTTTATCATGAAAGTGTTTATTGATTAACTCAGGTGTAAAGTCTCTTTCAGTATCAGCAATAGGAACATTCATGTATTCCATGAAATAAGAAGATAACATGCCTCTTTTGGCATATTCAGACTCTATTTCTTTTAACCTATCATCAGAGAACCTGCTAGGCCATGTTGGGTTACCATCTTCATCTCTTGCTTGTGCAAAGAGCATATGCCAGGATTTGTCCCCTTTTCTCCAATCTTCTAGCAGAGAGTTTAACCAGGAGTCATAGTGAACAATCGTCCCGATACCCCACACTTTACCCGTATGTGGATCTAATCCAGGCATAGCATTAGAATATATATGCCGTTTAACTTTATCTCTTTGAGCAGCAGTATCAGTATTCTTTTCTGATTCAATGTCATCCAGGAGCAGTTTACTGATCCTCATATTCCTTGAGAGTCTACCCCTGACATCCTGTTCTGCACCAAGAGAAACAAAGGTAGTTCTATGCCTGGTAACAGGATTAATAACAATTATCGTATCTCTGGCATTTCTCTCTACATGGAATTTACCAAAGAAGAACTTGAATAGATCGTTATGTATGATAGCAGCTCTGATATTATCCAGATCCCAAAAGGCTTGATCGTATGTTTTCTTAATCATAATAACGAATGTTTCTCTATCAAAAGCAACATCGTAAGCAGAGCCTATGGTTCCCATAACGGTTGTTTTAGAACTACCTCTTGGGACGATACATGCTAATCTCTTTGGTGATTTGTATAGAGCACTAAAGAACTTGTGATGATAAATAGCTGGTTCATCATAGACTAAATGCGGATATATCGTTCTGGCAAAGATATCTGGATTATGATACATCTTCTTGATGTATTGTAGTTTCTCTTCAGGAGAGATGTTATAGAGATCAGGCATTAGAGGCCTTTTCAGGTTCTATAACTTGTGCTTCTTCTATTTGTTTAACCTCTCTCTCACTCTCTAACTCACTAATTAGTTTTGCAGAAATATGAGTCTCTTTGTACCCAACTGCTAATGCCTCCAGCTTCTTGGGTTCATTCTCTGGCACAATCCCCTTTAGAGCTAATACGGTCTGCAATGCTTCTAGTAATAACTTAGCCATATGAGGATTCTTATCAACATCAATGTCAAGTAGTTTCTTAAACTTCTTACCGACATATTCATCACTTAAACCTGCTGCTTTAATAAAATCTTTATTCCGTTCCATAACCCTTCTCCCTAGGTAATCTATGAATAAACTATTCTTATTTAAATCTCTTGCTTTATAAATTAAATGTTTAGCGGTAGGATAAAACACTCTGAGTGC